CAACTATGGACTCGTACCAGTTGAGATGGATAAGGGTGCTAGTGATTTGGTTTTAAAAGAAGCCATGAATTATGGCATAGAAGTTAAAGCTGGTACTTCAGAAGTTGAAAGTTCTCATATCAGAAAAGTACAAGCATGGGTTATTCCCAATGAAAGAAATCAATCAATAACTGGTGAATTACTTAGTCATGCAGTTGTTGAAATGAATAAAGTCTACAACTATAAGCTGACTCACATTGGAGAAATTCAATATTACGAATACCATGCAGAAGATAATGACAAATATGACTGGCACATTGATATAGACTCTGGTGTTGCTTCAAGTAGAAAAATAAGTATTTCATGGGTACTTAATGAAGGCTTTGAAGGTGGAGATTTAAGGTTTTTTACTAATGGTGAGATATTAGTTTACAATTCAACTCCAACTAAGCTGGTCTCGTTCACCTCTTTTTTAAATCACTCTGTAACTCCAGTAACTAAAGGCATAAGGAAAGTCTGTGTTGCTTGGGTATATGGAGATTCTTGGAGATAACAATGACAAAACTAAAAGACGAAATTATCTACGATAAAGTAAAACAAAAAATTCAGCATGAAATAAATCATACTGTAACAATCATCAATGATTCTATGCAGACAAAAGCAGAAGATATTTCAGATGAAACAATAACAAAGTTAGCAAATGATTTTATAAAATTGGCTTCTTGTAATGGAGCTGTCGCTTTGTTAAATAATATCAAACCAACTGAAGTTCAACCAGAAGAATGATTATAGAAATACAACAGATACTGTTAGCTGTGGGATTTTGGTATTTATTTTTATTGATTGGCAAGTGTTAGCCAATAAGTAATATCCAAATAATAGATATTACAGATACCTTAACAACAAACAACACCCAATCTGGAGTTGCGTATTTTAAGTCCTCTAGCTTATCTTTTATCTTTTCTATTGCTGTCATTACTTTTTCCCCTTCATAAATTTGGATAGTCCACCAACACCTTTTAGACCTAAACCAGCACAAACTGTAATGTAAATTAAGTTGATGTACCAATCTGGTAATGTTCCTAGTATATCAAAGCCAAGTCTGACAAATGGTTGTGTGTGTGGGATAAAAACTAATATTGCTGGAAGTAAAATAACCAAAGTTATAAACTCGTCTTTCCAGCTCCCAGATAAAGACTCAACAGCTTTATTCTCCCATTGAGCTGTTAGCTTGTCGGCTTCCATCTTGCCTTCGGCAACTGCTTTGGCAACAGAAGTCTTTGCTTCAATCTCAGCTTTTTTAAGACCAGCTTTGGCTTTAGATTCTTCTGACTTGTTCTGTAAGTAGCCAGATACAGCAGAAGTTAAACCATTTACAATCATTCCAATCATACACTTTCTCCTATCTTAACAGCTCCAATAATGGCTGTGATAATAGTACCCACCCAGACTAAAGTCCTAACTGCTCCCCTTCCGATATTGATGGTTGCTTTCATATCTGACATCTCCTTTTTGATGTTCGATATTTCTTTAGCATTTTTCTCAACATCTTTATGTATGTGGTCTAACTTATCTTCTAGTCTCAAGAGACATTGTTTTTCATCAGAGGTCATATCAGTTATTTGCTAATGGGTTGCTGTTCATACTGTCAGTAATCTTTTTCATTGAGCTGTTTACATGGTCAACTAACTTGTCAATGTCTGCATTGGCTTTATCTAATAACTCTTTATTATTTTCTGTTGTGATTTCTACTGCCTTGATTCTCTCTACAATAGAACTATTATCAGAGCTTGGCATATTATCTACCATCTCTCTTAAATTCTTCAACTCTGAACTTTGTTGACTCAACCACCATATCCCACTCGCTGTTGGAGTCGCTACTGATATTAAGAAAAGCAATATTAGCTTCGGTGTAATCTTTACTGTCGAATCTGTCTGGCTCATAAAATTGTACCTCGTCTGCTCCTAAGTCTAACGTATCTTTATAGGTGTTTGCAAAATATATTTCGCTGAAGGCTACGACTGTTGGAAGCTCAACAGTATCAACGATTATGTCAGATTCCACCTTCGGAGCTTCAGCCTTCTTACTTTTCTTCTCCTCTTTTTTCTCTACTTTTTTTTCTGTCTTTTGCTCTTTTTTTGTTTCGGTTTTTTTGGTACTTGAGTTGTCGTTTTTTGATAACTGGCTATTCTCATCAACCTCAACCTCTCCTTCATTCTCTCCTTCATTCTCACTTTCTGATTCTTCACTTTCACTCTCCTCTAAATCTTCTTCCAAATTTTGTTCTTCTAATTCTGCTGGAGTTTCTTCAATCAATTCTTCAATCTCAGATTCAATATCTGAATCAAGGTCAGATTCGATTTCATCAACTTCAATACTTTCAATTTCAATATCCTCAATTTCAGGAAGCTCACTTGGTAATTCTATTTCTGGCAACTCAATCTCAGGCAACTCTATCTCAGGTAAATCTGGCTCTGGAATTGAGATATCGCCTTCAAGATTATCAACACCAGTATCAACAAGCACAGGCATTTCAATCTGAACTGACATATCTGCCACTTCCATATCTATATCTAAGTCTTGGATTGAGACTACAGCAAGACTATTAGAAATATCTACAGATGTATCAATACTGGTTGTAATATCAATAATTCCTGTGTTTATGTCGTCAATCGTGGCTTCAGACAGTTCTGTAGCTGTCAATATGCCCTCATTCGTCTGTATTTGCTCTATTTGGGGTGTTTCTACCTCTTCGACTATGGTTATATCATTTAGACCTAAAGTAAGGCTTAAATCGTCAATAATCGTGCCAAATTTACCAGCTTTATTTCCTGTGTCAGCTCCAAAGTAATTTATGGTCAAAGATGTACTATCTGTTTCAAATGTATCTATTACACTAACAGAATAATTTGTGGTAATTACTCCATCATTATAGTCAGAGGTAAAATCATGCGTTAAAACTTCTGTATTTGTACCATCTGATAAAGTCATTGTAATATTTACAGGGTCAAGATTATCTGCTGACCCAGTTCTGGTACACCAATGACTGCCTTCATTATTACACCCAATGGATATTAAACTGCCAGAAATACTGGCAACTTCTTTATTTTCATCTGTGATATTTCCTAAAGATATTTCTTGAGTGATAGAGCCACCAGAACTTCCACTAAACCTAACAGATTTATTTATTGTTCCATAGTTGTTGCCATCATAAGAAGCTGTACCATCTAAAGTCCAACCTTCAGTCTGGTCGTCAAATGAGCCATTAGTGAGGATATTTGTCGTTTGGCTTTCGTTTGCTGTCGCTGAAATTTGATACATTGTTTGCACCAACATAATCAGGGTACTTAATAATATTCCCTTCTTCATCAATAAAACCTTTCTCCTTGTAATAAGCTATTGCTTCCTTTCCAATCAATGCTTTCTTGCCATTCCAAATACTGCATGGAGTTCCAGCATGAAGCATAGCAGACCATACTTCTTTTGAGCCACCACATAACACCCCTATCCCAGCCACTACTAAATTATTTTTAATTAATAATTGAGATAACATGCGTCTCTCACAATTCCAATCTGTAAAGGTCGTGCCACTTGATATACCAACAACAGAAGTTGATACTGCTCCAACCACAGGAAAAGAACAAATCATCTGACTATAAGATTGTATACTTGGACTTACAGCAGAGGGTGGTGGAGTGTTTTTATTATTGACTTCTGTTTTATTATCAGCTCCATAACTTGACATTGTTGCCAGTATCAAAGCAACCAGCATACAGATTAAAAAAACTATAAAACTTCTTCGCATGAAAAACTTATTCCATATAAACTCAATCGGTCAGCAGTCCAAGATAAATCGTTACTGGTCATTCGCATAACACATTTAGGACTGGCATAAGTAACAGTTGCGTTATCAGCAAGAGTAGCTGATAAAGGTGGCTCAATCGTAAGAGTTGCGTCTCCACTTCCATCACTTGCAACATCAGCAATAATCATGTGCAGTTTACTACTTGCTCCAGAATTAAATTGCACATAATCACCTTTTTTAAATAATGTGGATTC